GCACAAATAAAACAAGGAGAAAAAAAGATGACAATCAAAAGACATGAAGATGATGTAATATATGATGCAATCAAAAACGGATTAAGTACCAAAGGATTAAACATGGAAGAAATAGACCTCACAGGAACAGGTCTAAGTAACGTATACCAAAACGAAGTATTCCTCTCCCTCATGAACAACAAGTATGCAACAGAAGTATACAAAGCAAGTTTCAGTGAAGAAAACACAAACAAAGCAATACTCAGTACAGCAGTATTCAGTACCTTTGTAACAAAACTTATCCAAGATGAACCAATCTTCATGGACTGTAACTATGAAACAGGACACCATGGAAAAGGATACATCTACGGAATAGGAAACGGAACCTATGACACAGAAGACGGACACTTACCTGAAAACTTCTACTTTGACAAAGATCCAGCAGACGATGAATTTGACATTGATGCAAGAGAAGTAAGATGTTACACACAAAGAAGAAAAGTAACCATAAGTGACAGACAAAGACTTGCAAATGTATATGGTGATGACCTTGTAAACAAAGTTTTAGAAGTCAGCCGTAAAAAATTATTCAGAGGGGTATATGCAGCTCGTGTTTGGTCTGACACCTCACTCGGAAATACTGTAGACATACAATACAGAAGACAAGACGGATTACTTAAACAAGCAGATCAACAATTAACAAGTGGTACTGACTTTGGCACAACCAAAGCAAGTGACATATTTGAATCCATGTACTATGCTCTACCAGAAGAAGCACAAGTACCAAGTGATTATGTATTCTATGTACCTTCAAATGTTCACAGAGCATACAACAGTGAAATTAACAACAGAGCATATGACACTTACCTCCAAACAGTAGGCACAAACATTCCACTTACCTGGAATGATATACCAGTAAAAGTATCTCCTGCTCTTAACCGTGCTGACATGAAAGAATTAGCATACGGAGGAGACAGTGCTGTATTACTTACTGCACCAGAAAATACTAATTTATTTGTTGGTCGTGAAGCTGGTATTGAATTAAAACGAAATGCAGATACAAGCAGTGATACTTTCTATGAAACAATTGATACAGGTGTTGCATACTCTATCCCAGATTATGCTGTTGTTGGTAAGATTGCAAAAGCTGATTATGATGCACTTATTGAAACACCAACAACTAATGAAACACCAACAACTAACCCATAGAACCAGTTAATATAAATTGATTAAACATTATATTCTTTTTTCCTTTTTTTTATATTACATTAGGTAAAGTTTTAGCATTAAAAATTTTTTTGAATAGGTGGTGTATATTAAATGACATTAATTCCTTATTGTACTGTTGAAGATGTAAAAGATATTAGTAGAGTTACACATAAAAAGATAGGACTTGACAAAGAAACAGAATTTGACAAGCTAGATACAATATTAAACAAGTGGATACTAGAAGCAACTGCACTTATAAATGATTACACAAAAAATCCATTAACAGAAACTGAACAACAAGAAGAAGGCACTAAATATTATTTATACAAAAATGTTTCCAGTAGAATAGTTGCTAATATGTGTGTTCTTGCAGCAACCTATAAAAGTCATAGTGTTGTAAAAGTCAATGATTGGACTATACGGACAGTTCCAAGTGAAATATTTCCAACTAGTATGAAAGAAGAATTAAACAATTACAAAAGTGTTACAACTGACAGTAATAGTAGAAACTTTGGAATACTAACAGTAAAAGGAAGTGGCATATACGATGAAAATAGAAATCAAATTGGACAAACAATACGAACTAATGAAAGGACACCCTGAACAAGTAACACACACATTTCTTGATCTTAGTAGTGAACAATTAACAACAGACATTAAAAAGGAAACACCAGTTGATTATGGAAAATTAAGAGGCAGTTGGACTCCAAAACTAAGTAAGGACAAACTTGTTGTAAGTAATAGTAGAAACTATGCACTATTTGTAGAAAAAGGAACAGGTATATTTGCAACAGGTGGCAGACATCGTATATTTCCAAAAAAAGCAAGAGCATTAAGAGCAACAATAGATGGTGAAGTAAGGTTCTTCACAAACAGTAGAGGACAACCTGCCAGACATATGGCAGAAAAAGGATTTATGACTTATAGGAAAAAAATACCGAACTTATTCAAACAAAGTATTGTAAAAACAGTTGGAGGAAAATAATTATGAGTGGATATTATGTTGACATGGTAACACCATTACAATTAATACCAGAAAAGTTTAGTGAATGGATAACCAGTGAAATATGTGAAGGGGGATTACTTGAAGAAATAGACAAATACTGTCAAACTTTCAGAACTGAAGGAAGTGTACTCAGTTATGAGATATGGGTAAAAAAAGAAGATTGGCAGATTGTACCAGAAAGTAGAACATTTTCCCGTGGAGATAGTAGAGCAACAATTGAATATCCTTTTACAGTTGCAATTATTGTTGATATGATTGATGAAGAAACAAGTGAAACAAAAGCTATACAACTTCAAGCAAAAACAATAATGAGCATACTAAAAAATTATACACCACACATATTCCCAACACTTGATGATGGTTACATTAATTATTTTACAATAACTGATGGTTACAATGATGGAAGTTTAGATGCAATAAACCGTGAAGATGATGTAATAATTAAAGGATTTAATATAAGTTTTAACATTGACATAAACTGGCTTGAATGTTATTATAAACATGAACAAGAAGTAGAAAACGGAGGTAACGATAATGGCTAATTATTTAGGATTAGTATTTAATACTGAAGGCAGTGCATATGGTAGTGATATGTTTGCACAGGGACATAGTCCACAGTATTTTATACAAACTAAGGAACATGAAGCAAATCTTAATCTTGCAGAAAGTGATGAAGATAGTCTTAGTACAGAAATTCCGAGAGGAGCTTATCCTGAACCTGAGGGTAGTGCAACTATGAGTGCTCACACAAAAGGAGCACCAACACTTATGTACAGTTTACTTGGAAATTATGTTTTCACGGAAGATGCTGTGGAAGTTACATTAAGTGATGGAACAAAAGTAAACCGAAACTTACATGAGTTTTGGATGGGAGAAAATAGTGAACTACCAGATTATTGCGGTTCTTTTACTTATGGGGATTTCATGAGAAAAACCATTTATGGTGGTGTTACTGATAGCTTGACTTGGACTGCTGGACTTGAAAAAACAGAAGTTGAACTTGGATTTGTTTACAGACATGAATTATCACAGAAGATTAATATTGAAAGTATAAGACAAAACTTTAATGTTTTACAAGCACTTCCACTTGTTGGATATGATTATGCTGCAAGTCTTACAATTCTTGAAAACAATAGTTTAGTTGCTAATTGTTTTAAAGAAGTTAGTATTGAAGTAAATAACAATCTTATTACTGGTGATGACATTAGATGTCTAGGTCAAAGAAAATATGGTATAAGACCATCAAGTGAAAGTAAAGAAATAGAAATAAGTCTTACAACCAAATTTGATAGAAGAAACTATGAAATTATTATGGCTGCAATGTATGGAAATGCAAATGTAGATAGTGATGGATGGTATGGATTAGAAGACTGTAAAACATTCACAGCTAAGTTTGAATTATATGCAAGTGCATGTACAGAAGAAGCAGAAGCTATAAGATTTATTTTCCCTTGTTGTTATGTAACTGTTGATAGTATTACAGCAGAAAACAACAATATTGAAGCAACGATTAAATTAAAACCTAATAACAGTAGAAAGGTTACTCTTAACAATGGGACTAAAATTAATACTCCTATGTATGTTAGAGTCCGTACAGAAGCAGATGAACTTGAATAAATTATACAACTTAATTAATTAACCACCAAATTTTTCTTTTTATTATTTTTTTTTATAAATCATAATCAAAAGTCTTAATGAATATTTTTTTTGTATTTTGTATTTAGGAAATAATAGATAATTAAAGAAAACAAAACATTATTGAGGTAATATATATGTCTTTTGAATCATTAAAACAATTAGCAACTGGAACAGCAGTAATAAAAATACAAGGTGTAGAAGAAACCGTGAACCTATTAACAGTAGGACAAAGAGAACATTATGAAAACTTATTAAATAGTGGAATGGGAACAGTACAGGCAAACATCGGAAGAGGAAGCGAACAAAAAGCAAACATGAACATTGAAAAAATGAACAAAGCACAACAAAAAGCAAACCACTACTTAATAGCACAATCATTAACAAAAGAAGATGGAACAAACATCACAGATGATGACATTGACGGATTATATCTTATATATCCAGAACTTGTAAAAGAATTGAAAAGAGTTAATGACATAATTGATGTTGATGATTCCACTGCACAAGAAATTCTTTCACAGAAAACAACCAATGATATAAAAAAGCAGTAGAATCACCAGAAGGTTCACACCTAGCAAGACTTGAATTTATTGGATACCATGTATTCAATGAAGATTATAAACAATTAACACCAGATCAAGCACTATTTATTGATTATGGTGTAATGAAAGTTTATAGTGATTTATTTGGTGGTGAAGATGTTGAAAAGCAGAGTAAAGGAATAAAACGGGGTAGAAGAAGAGTTAAACACTTCTAAAAATATACTCATGTTTATTCTTTTATTCTGCTTATTTTTTTTTGGTTTTATAAAATAATTTATATTGGAGGTGTAAAATAAGATGGTAAGTACAGAAACACTTCAAGTAGTCATAAATGCAAAAGATATGCTAAGCAGTAAAGTAAAACAAGTAAATGAAGCAATAAGACAAACAGGAACAGTAGCAAATACTAGTGGAACAGTAGCAAGCAATGCAACAAACAGGATAGGACAAGCATATGACAGACTAAGAAGTAAAGTAAACAATGTGTTCAACAATATAAAAAACACGATAAAAAATAGTACACTGGGTACTGCTATCAATGAAAGTGGACTTGCAAGACCATTCCTTAATGCTGCAGAACAAATAAAGCAAAGATGGTCAAGCATGACAGAAACACTTAAAAGCAAATTAAAAGGATTAAGTGGTAGTGCAAATGCCAGTGGAGGATTCAACATAAGTGCAGCTGGACTTGCAACACTTAATGGTCAAGTTACTACAACAACTGGTAAAATTAGTACACTTGGTAACATGATCAACAAAATAGGAGGGTACAGTAGTACACTTGGAATTAAACTTAGTACAGCTTTTGCAACTGCACAAACAAAAGTAGAAGCATTTAAATCAAAACTTTCAACTGTTGGAAGTAAAATGCAAAGTGTAGTTGGAGGATTAAGTGGAGTTCAAAGTGCTATTATGAGTGCTTTCGGAGCAGTAGGTGTAACAAGTTTATCACAATTCACGATAGGTGCAGCAGTAGCAAGACAGAAACTTAATGCAGTTACAACTGGTATTACTGGAAGTGAAGCTGCTACAAAAAGATTAAATTCAGCAATTAGTGCTGCAACAAATGGTGGTATTGTTGGATTTACTAAGGTTGCACAGGCAGTTCAACAGATAGGTATTAAATATAATCTTACTAATCAACAGTTAGAAGCAACTGCACCAGTCCTTAATAAGATTGGTAC